TTACGGCGTTGCATATTGGCGCGTTACATCTTTGTACGCCGATGACGGGCGCCCTAGTGGTTTTGAGTGGGTAGCTAATACTCGCGTTACAGTTACTACTGACCAATACGGTGATCAGGTTGATTATTACAGCGTTAACGGTGTACGCGCACCTATGGCAGGTATTGGCAGCCTTGTTACTTTTCAATCTTTGTTACCTGGCGTATTAGAGACAGGCGCACGCACAATACAGAGCGCGCTGGACGTCCAAAAAGCGGCAAGCGTTGCAGCTGCTACGCCAATGCCTACAGGATTTATTAAAAATAGCGGTGCAGATTTACCAGAGGCACAGATTAGCGGTTTGCTAGCTGCGTGGAAAGCTGCACGTGCCTCACGTAGCACAGCATATTTAACTAGCACTTTAGATTATCAGCAAGTAGGTTTTAGCCCTAAAGAAATGACCTACAACGAAAGCAGCCAGTACTTAGCCACGGAAGTTGCACGGTTAATGAACGTACCTGCATATTACATAAGTGCAGATATGAATAACAGTATGACTTACCAAAACATTATTGACGGGCGCAAAGAGTTTGTAGCATATTCATTACAGCCGTTTATTAGCGCTATTGAAAACCGTTTATCTATGGATGATATTACGGCGCACGGTAATGTAGTGCGCTTTGCACTAGATGAAACTTTTTTACGTGCCGATACTGCAGCGCGTTTAGATGCAATAGAAAAGATGCTTAACCTAGGTTTAATAGATTTAGAGCAAGCGCAAAGTATGGAACAACTAAGCCCTAGTGGCCTTAATGAAGGGAACGGCACTAATGCACTTAACGTTTAGTGGCAATATAGAGGCAGTAGATAGCGGAGATCGCCGCACTATCTCAGGTAAAATTGCACCGTATGGCGAGATAGGATTTACAAGTGCAGGCAAAGTAATGTTTGCACCTGACTCAATCGAAGCCGCAGAGCCGAGTAAAGTTAAACTTTTAATGTCGCACGATAACTCAAAGCCAGTAGGGCGTATGCAAAGTATTACATCTGCTAAAGACGGCCTATATGCCAGCTTCAAGGTAAGTGCATCCTCACGGGGGTCAGATGCGATTTTGCTAGCCCAGGAGCAACTTATGGACGGCTTATCCGTTGGTGTGGAAGTTACCGCATCAAAGCCCCAAAAGGACTATCTCCTGGTCACCGCTGCCACCTTACGCGAGGTGTCACTCGTAGAGAGCGCTGCCTTTGCTAGCGCTGCGGTGCAAAAAATTGCAGCAGCTGTAGGCGATATGCCAGTAGAGGCGGCAGAGTCCACAAGTACAAAGATTACGACAACTAACACCGTAATAAACTCAACCACAACCGAAACCGAAACCGAAAGCGAGGCCGCTGTGACTACAGCCCCCGATCAAAACGCACCTGAGGCAGTAGATGCCACAGAGCAGGCTGCACCTACAGTAGAGGCAGCTCGTAAAATCATCCTACCAAGCGCACTTAATTCACAGCGCGTACGTACACCTATTACGTCTATGGGTGCATACACAGAGCACAAGATTAAAGCTGCACTAGGTAATGAGGATAGCAAGCTGTATGTAACAGCTGCAGATGACTCATTTTCTACTAACCCAGCATTTAACCCAACTCAATACCTATCAGAGTTTCCAACTAACACACGCTTTGGCACACCTGCTATAGATGCGTGTTCACGTGGTACTTTGCCAGCTAGCGGTATGACTATTAACGTGCCGTCTCTTGTAACAAGTGCAGGCGGCCAGTCAGGCGTTGCACCTGTAGTTACTGTTGAAGCTGAGGCTGGCGCAGTACAAAATACAGGTATGGTTACTGAATACCTATCAGGCACTATCAACAAGTACAGCGGTATGAATACACTCAGCATTGAGCTTTTAGAGCGCTCAGATCCTAATTTTTATGCAGAGCTAACTACACAGCTACAAAATGCGTACTTAAAAACTCTTGATACCACCGTTTTGGCGGCTCTTATTACAGCTGGAACAGTAGCTACTACTGCACAAGCTGCTACATCTGCAGGCATTATTGGTTATACATCTGAGGCCGCACGTCTTGTTTACGAGGCTACTGGTTACTTTGCTAATAACTATATTGCTAATGGTTCACAATGGCAGCTATTACTAGGCGCATCCGATACAACAGGCCGCCCTATTTACTCAGCATCACAGCCAATGAACGCAGCTGGGCTAACACAGCCTGGTTCAATCCGCGGCAACGTACTAGGTCTTGATCTGTACGTAGATAAAAACTTTGCAGCTACTACAACTGTGGATGACTCAGCAATTATTTTGGCGCCTGAGGCATTTACTGTTTACCAATCACCACAGGCTTATATGTCAGTTAATGTGGTTAGCAATCTTCAAATCCAGGTTGCCATATATGGTTATATGGCCACGATTGCGAAAATGCCGAAGGGTATAATTCGCTATAATTTCACATAGAATAAAACCCACTAATAGTTTGGTAGGCCTCTTAGCCCTTTGAGGCTTACCAAACCTAAGTAAGATAGGAGTACACAAGTGCCAGCTACATATGTAACCGCCGCGACATTAAAAGCATCGTTGGGCGTTGGCACTTTGTATGATGCTTACACCTGGATAGAAGACACCTGCCAAGCTGCACAAGATCTAATAAACGGCTTTTTATGGTTTGACAGCGCGCCCGTAGTTGGTACCGCGTTGGTGTCTAATGTCTCTACAGTTATGGTTGCCAACCCTGGCATCTTTACTACGGGCCAATCAATAACTATTGCTGGGGCTGGTTCAACCTTTAACGGTACCTACACAATTACGGGCACAATTCCATTTAGCACAGGCACGGCTAATATCTTGCCTGCCTTTAATATGCAGCTTAACTATTGGCAATACCCACAGGGCTATAGCTTTATCCAATATGCAAAAGTAGCGGCAGATCAAAACTTTAGGCGCATCTTGCCGTATGGCACTATGACAGGTGACGATACAAAAACGGCTACCTATGCCAATACCCCAGCTATTAACGCTGCGGCGCTAATGCTGGCAGAAAATATATGGACTTCACGGTTTAGTACACAAAACGGCGGCACTAGCTTAGACGGCTACAGCCCTAGCCCCTTTAAGATGTCTAACACTCTTATGGCATCCGTGCGCGGCCTATTGGCCCCGTATCTTTCACCTGCAGGTATGGTCGGCTAATGCCTGCAGCTATAACTACCTTACGCAGCACAATAGCTGCCGCCCTGGCTAATCCTGGCGTATGGACGGTATTTAACTACCCGCCTAGCACTATGCAATCTAGCGCCGTGGTGGTAGCCCCTGCAGATCCATATATCACGCCAAGCAATAACTCTCAGGCAACTATCTCGCCTATGGCTAATTTTAAGATTATTATGACGGTACCAATGTTTGACAACGCCTCTAACCTAATTGGCATAGAGGACACAATAGTAGCTGTGTTTACTAAACTAGCTAATAGCGCAATCGTATTTAATGTTACTGGCGTGAGCGCGCCAAGCGTACTAAGCGTTGCCGCAGGTGACTATCTAACGGCAGATTTACAAATAAGCATACTAACGAGCTGGAGCTAACTAATGGCACTTACAGATGAAGAAAAAGCGTTTTTAATCAAAATTGGCCAAGAGCTGCCAGTAGAGGTTAAAGAGACAAAGACAAAAGACACACCTACCGAGACAACAGGAGAATAGCCCAATGGCGATTTATCTATCCAATACCGTAGTGGTTACCCTTAACTCGGTAGCCCTATCAGATCACGTAACAAGCGCAACTATCAACCGTGCTTTTGACGAGCTAGAAGTTACAGCTATGGGCGATACAGCGCATAAGTTTGTTAAGGGCCTAGAGGCCAGCACTATCACTCTAGACTTTTTGAGCGATACAGCTGCAGCAAACGTAAACGCTACTTTGCAAGCTGCCTGGGGTACAACTGTAGCCCTAACGCTAAAGCAGACAAACGCTGCAACTTCAGCAACTAACCCGCTCTATAGCACTACTGTGTTGGTTAATAACACCACAGACATTAACGGAGCTGTTGCAGATATTGCTACTCAGAGCATTACCTTTACCTGTAATTCACCAATCGTAATTACAACTTCATAACCAACTAACAAAGGGGCTAACACAATGGCAAAACTTAAAATAACAAGGGCAGACGGCAGCGTATCGGATCATCAAATTACGCCACGTATTGAGTACGCCTTTGAGTTATATGCAAAAAAAGGTTTTCATAAAGCCTTTAGAGATGATGAAAAGCAAAGCGATGTGTACTGGCTAGCCTGGGAGTGTTTACGCACAAGCGGGCAGACCGTACCGATGTTTGGGGCAGAGTTTTTAGACACCTTAGCCAAGGTTGAGGTACTAGATGATGACCCTTTGGAGTAGTGGGGCGCGGTAACTTTGGTTACCTCATAGCGCAGCTAGCCGTGGAAACGGGTATCGCGCCTCAGTACTTACTAGACCTGGATGATGTGATGTTTAAGAATATGCTTAAAGTAATAAACGATAGAGCTAAGGAGCAGCAAAATGCCAGCAGAGGTAAAAGGCGCCCTTGAACTACGCAAAGCCATTAAAAAGTTTACTCCCGATTTAGCAAAAGAGACACGTAAAGAATTAGCCAATGTCTTAGCTCCTATTGTTAAAATTGCTAGAGGTTTTGTGCCAAGTACAACGCCTTTATCAGGCTGGGCTAAAAGTAGCAGCACAGCTTTATGGACAGAAAAGGGTCGGCTATGGAGTACTAGCGAGGCTAGAGGCGGCATAGGCTATAAAACCTCACCCTCAAAACCCAATGATAAAGGTTTTAGAGCTATAGCTCGTATCGCTAATACAAGCGCGGCGGGGGCAATTTATGAAACAGCGGGCCGCTTATATCCTAATGGCCGTGAGCAAGCTCCTATGGCTATGACTTATAACAATCAAGGAGCGACAGGCAAGAAAATACGCTCAGGCACAAAGCTACAATCTAAAAGTAATAACCCAAACGCGGGCAATATGTTTATTGAAGCTATAAACCAATATGGCCCTATAGTAGATGCCAATAATCAAACAGGCGCAGGCCGTAGAAGCCGTAAAATGAAAGGCCGCGCCATATTTAGAGCTTGGAAAGAGGACGGCGGCAAGACTAACGCAGCTGTGTTAAAAGCTATAGAAAACTCAAAGGTAAAGTTTTATAATGCTATGGGAGTTAAGTAATGGCTGTTGATCCGTCCGTAGTCATAAATATAGCCGCTGAATACACAGGCAAAAAAGCCTTTAAGCAAGCTGAGACAGCTACAGACAAACTTAGTAAATCAGTTAAAAGCCTAGCTAAAACTTTTGGCCTTACTTTTGGCACGGCTGCCGTTATTGGCTATGCCAAAGCCTCAGTAAAAGCTGCAGCTGCAGACCAAAAGGCCCAGCAACAGCTAGCCCTAGCATTAAAAAACGTAGGCTTAGAGCGCGATGCTGCCTCAGCCGAAAGATTTATACAGACTCTACAAAGCGAATACGGCGTTATAGATGACCTGCTTAGGCCGAGTTATCAAAAGCTAGCGGTAGCTACTAAAAATACAGCGGAGACACAGCGCTTATTAGGTATTGCTTTAGACATAAGCGCATCTACAGGTAAAGATTTAGACACAGTAACAGGGGCATTAAGTAAGGCATACCTGGGTAATAACACATCTTTAGGTAAATTAGGCGTAGGCATATCTAAGGCAGACCTAAAAAGTAAATCATTTAAGGATATAACAGACGATTTAGCCAAAACCTTTAAGGGTTCAGCTAAGGCAGCCTCAGAGACTTTTGCAGGATCTATAGGTAAGTTAGGTGTGGCCTCAGAAAATGTTAAAGAGATTATAGGCACAGGCCTTATAGATGCCCTAAAAGGCTTGGGCGATGATACAACCGTGGCAGACCTTGCTACCAATATGGAAAACCTAGCCACTTATACCGCTGACGTTATACGCGGGTTTGGCCTTATGGCTGCTGCCTTAAAGAAAATCCCTGGGCTATCAGGATTAACAGGGGCTAGCGTAGTTCAAGCTATTCCAATTTTAGGTAGCTACATAACTTTACTTAATCAAGCTGGGGCACAAGCTAGACGAATTGCAGAAGTAGGCGCTCAAAAAAACCCTATTCAATCAGGCTCATACCTCAGCACACAAAAGAAAATAACAGTTCTAACTAAAGAGCAGGCTGCAGCTCAAGCTAAAATCCTTGCAGCTAAAAAGTCTCAGGCAATTCTTGATAAGGCTAATTTAGCTTTAGCTAAGGGTAACGATGTCTTTAATATGGATGCTATTCAACTTAACGCAGCGCTTATAGGTCAGGCTGAGGCGTTAGGTAAGGCCACTACTAGCGCACAGAT